CTCGCACGCTTTTTCTCCCGTAATTCATTGTTTCATAGGGGGGTTATAGCACCAATGGCCCGTGGAAGGAAGCCGTTACCGAGTGCCTTGCGCAAACTCAAAGCGACCGCCTCGCACCACCCGCCGCGCCTCGGGGAGCCCCAGCCTGCGCCTGATTTACCCGATCCACCCGCGTTTCTGGGTGATATTGCCCGCTTTGAGTGGGAGCGCGTGGCCTATGAGCTGCATCGCATCGGCATTCTGACGTCCGTGGACCAAACCGTGCTGGCGGCTTATTGTGCGGTGTATGAACGCTGGGTCACGGCGGAAAAAGGCATCACAACGCTGACGATCATAGGCTCTATGGGCTCACTGATTACCCACCCGAACATCACGATTGCCCATAAAGCCCTCGACAGCATGTACAAATACATGCAGGACCTGGGTCTCACGCCCTCGGCGCGCGTCAAGCTGGCGACCGGCGTGCCTACCGAGGGCGATACGCTTGATCAGTTCATCACGGCTGGCAAGCGCAAGGGTCACGCCGCATGAACGCGCACCAGCGCCGCGCCACAGAGCGGTGGACGCATAGCGTGGCCGATCAACTCGCCGTGGCCAATGGCTGCTGGTTCGATGTCCCGGCTGCGACCCGCGTGTGCACCTTTTTCGAGCGCTTCCTGCGCCATTCCAAGGGCGAATGGGCTGGACAGCCCTTCAAACTCCTCCCCTTCCAGCGTGACGAGATTCTCAAGCCGCTGTTTGGCTGGAAGCGCGCGGATGGCACCCGGCGTTTCCGCACAGCCTACATCGAAATCCCCAAGAAAAACGGCAAAAGTAGCCTGTGCAGTGGCCTGGCGCTCTATGGCCTGCTCGGGGACGATGAGCCGGGTGCGGAGGTATACAGCGCGGCCTCGACCCGCGACCAGGCGGCCATTGTCTACCGCGAAGCCGTCAACATGGTCAAAGCCTCACCAGGGCTCTATAAACGGCTCACACTGGTCGAATCCCAGAAGCATATGGCCGATCAGGGCACCAAGTCCTGGTATAAGGCGCTTAGCGCTGATGCGGGCAGTAATGAAGGCATGAACATTCACTTTCTCATCATGGACGAGATGCACGCGCAGCAGACGGATGCCTTCTGGAACGCCCTGATGTACGGTGGTGCGGCCCGCAGACAACCCCTCCAGGTGATTATCACCACCGCGGGGGTCGATCCGGAAAGCCTCTGCTATGAGTACCACACCAAAGCCATGCAGGTGATGGACGGGTCGGTGCAGGACGACGGCTTTTTCGCCTATGTGCGCTCTGCAGAATGGGCCATGCGGCGGACGACCGACGACGCTGAGAAGGAAGCGTGCTGGAAAGAGGAGCAGGTGTGGCATGAGGCCAATCCGGCGCTCGGCTCCGTCATCAGCCTGGAGAGCTTTCGCGAGGATTTTACCCGCGCGGTGCAGTCGCCACGCCTGGAAAACGCCTTCAAGCGCTACCGTCTGAACATCTGGACCTCGCAGGTGGAACGCTGGCTCTCGATGGATCACTGGCTGGCATGCGGGGAACGGCTCGACCCGGCAGAGCTGCTGGGGCAACCATGCTGGGCCGGGCTCGATCTGGCGTCTGTGAGCGACTTTTGCGCCCTGGTCCTGTGGTTTCCCGACGCCGGCAACGCCATCCTGCCCTTTTTCTGGGTGCCAGAGGACACGGTACGGGCGATGGAGGTCAAAGGCGACCCGCTGTATGATCTGTGGGTGCGCCAGGGGCATTTACGGGCCACACCGGGCAATGTGACCGACTATGAGTACATCTACCAGACCATCATAGACCTGTCGCAGCAGTATGACGTGCAGGAAATCGCCTATGATCGCTGGAATGCGTCCCATATCGTCACACAACTGCAAGGGGCTGGCCTCAATCTCACGGGGTTCGGGCAGGGTTTTGCGAGTATGGCGGCCCCGTGCCGGGAATTTGAGCGCTTACTGACAGGCAAAGAACTGCGGCATGGTAATCACCCGGTCATGACCTGGTGCGTCGGCAATGTGGCGGTACAACAGGACGCCGCGGGCAATTATAAGCCCAATAAGGCGCTCAGTAAGCGCAAAATTGATGGGGTAGTGGCAGCCCTTATGGCGCTCGGGTGCGTGCTGGTGCGTCCAGAGCCGGGGTCGGTCTATGATCGCAGGGGAATACTCAGTATATGAGCATGCGCGTGGTGAAAGTCCGTCGTGCGGCCCATTGCGTCGATCTCTCCGATCTGACACCGCGTGTGCAGCGCATTATCACCCTCGTCTTGCGTGATGCTGAGTTGATTAACGCCTGTGACAGTGGGTCGGTGGAGTACCACTTTACCCGCCTGGAACAACGCGAAACCGTCATGCCGAAAATTACCCTGCATCCGGGCACAAAATAATGCTTGCAGCGTAGATCTTCCCCTAGTACTATTCCCGCATTGCTCAGCACAGGGCAACGACATCCCGTTCGACGCCGGGACCTGTCGTTGCCCTTTTTTTTTGCCTGGAGCCCTTGTATGTGGCTTGTGGACCGCGTGCGTGGCTGGTTTACTCCCAAAGCCGACGCCCTCTCGGACCTGCTGCACCCGACTGCCTGGTTGCGGGATTGGGCCATGGGCCGGCGTACGCTTGCAGGCGTGAACGTCACCCCCGCCTCGGCCATGACGCTCCCGACCTACTACGCCTGTATTCGCGCTATCTCTGAAGATATTGGCAAACTGCCGCTGATTACCTACCGACGCCTCGAACCCCGTGGCAAAGAACGCGCGCCCAGTCATCCCCTCTACAGCCTCCTGCACGATGCCCCCAACGACGACATGGAAGCGATGACCTTCAGAGAAACGCTCACCCACTACGCCCTGTCCTGGGGCAACGGCTATGCCCTGATTGACCGCGATAGCCGCATGCAAGCGGTAGCACTTCATCCCGTCCATCCCTCGCGCGTGGTCGTGCGCCGCGACGATGACGGGCTACTGGTCTACGACATCTACGGTGGCGAACTCCTTCCCGGATCCGGACTCGAACAGGTCTATCGCGTGCGCAGTGACGACATGCTCCACATTCGTGGCATGGCGGCTGAGGGCATTGTCGGCTACAGCGTGGCGCAGCTCGCCGCTGAAAGCCTCGGGCTGTCCCTGGCGGCCCAGACGTTTGGCGCGGCGTTCTTTGGCAACGGCGCGGCCATGAGTGGGGTTCTGGAACATCCTGGCAAGCTGAGTGACCAGGCTGCCAAGCATCTGCGGGAATCGTTCGAGAACGTCTACAGTGGGCCGGAGAACAGCGGCAAGGTGGGGATACTCGAAGAGGGCATGAAGTATATGCGCATGGCCATTCCTCCCAACGATGCGCAGTTTCTGGAAACGCGGCTGTTTCAGGTACGTGATGTGGCGCGCTGGTTTAGAGTACCGCTGCACAAAATTGGCGATTTAGAGTTTGCCACGTACACCAACATCGAGCAGCAATGTATCGAGTACGTGACCGATACGCTGATGCCGTGGTGTGTGCGGTGGGAGCAGCAGATCCAGCGCAAGCTCTTTGGCATTGGCAGTGAGTTTTTCTGCGAGCATGCCCTGCAAGGGCTCATGCGCGGGGACCAGGCCGCCCGCAGTCACTTTTACACGCAGCTCTTTGGTGTCGGGGTGTTTAGTCCGAACGACATTCGGGAGCTCGAGAATATGTCGCCGGTGGGGCCAGAGGGTGATGCCTATTTTATTGCGGCCAATAATCTCATGCCGCTCAAGCAAGCGGTGGCGATGACGGCACCAGACACCACGCCAGTGCCCTTTGCTCCGACACCGCCTACCCGTAACGGCAGCAACGGGCATACGGCTGTGCTGGACGAGGAGCCCTGATGGACACGACTGAGACGCCACAGTGCTGGTCCAACCATTTAGGTATATGGGTAATAGAACCACTGTGGTTCATGCAGGCAGTCTCGCTCTACAAGGCCGGGCTGTACGAGGTGCCTCGTCGCGAGTGGATCAGTCTCGCGCACTATAGCCACGTCGAGGTAGACGCGGCCGACAGCCCACGCGGCCGGGAGATGCGTCCCTATGATGTGGTGGACGGCGTGGCCATTGTGCCCGTGCAAGGTCCATTGAGTAAGCATGGCAGCATGAAGTTTGGCGAGGGCTCCACGGTGCAGATGCGCCAGATGATCCGTATGGCCAGCCGTGATGAGGCGGTCGAGAAGCTCATGCTGCACGTCTACTCTCCAGGCGGGCATGTGGACGGCACGCATGAGCTGGCTGCCGACGTCGCCCGCGCCGGTCTCACCAAGCCCGTGTATGCCCATATCGAGGACCTGGGCGCCTCTGCCGCGTATTGGGTGGCGTCCCAGGCCAAACGCATTACCGCCAACGCCACCGCCGAAGTGGGTTCTATCGGCACCGTGGCGGTCCTGGAGGACACCAGCAAACGCATGGACCGCCTGGGTATCGAGGTACATGTGCTCTCGACCGGGCCGTACAAGGGTGCTGGCGTAGACGGGGCACCCCTCAGCGCGGAAGCCCTCGCCTATTTCCGTGGCCGCGTCGAGAGTCTCAACGCCCACTTTCTGGCGGCGATTCAGCGCGGGCGGGGCTTAAGTGATGCCCAGGTCGACGCCGTGAGTGATGGGCGGGTGCACATAGCATCCATGGCGCAGAGTTACGGGCTGATTGACGCGGTGCAGAGTTTTGACGAGGCACTTGAGGCGGCACAACGGGGGGAACAGCCGCCAATGCCAATAGCGCCACAGGTAAGGCGCAATTTTGGGCAACAGAGGGCCATCCAGGGCCAGCACCTACAACTCGCAAAGGGGAGACTATGACCGTTGCGACCTTACCCAGCCGTGGGCAGCTTGTGCGCTCACTGAACGAACTGCATCAGGCCAGCCAGGACGCCCTTGATAAGGCGCAAGCCCTGGAGGAGTTGGCCGACAAAGAAAATCGCGTCATGACTGCCGAGGAACAGGCGGAATGGGACGGCTATTTTAACGACAGTGTACGGCTCAAGCAGGAATATGATGCTGCCGTGGAGGCCGATCAGAAAACGGCGCGCGCGCTGGCTCTGAAAGAACACCGGGCCGGGCTCAACAATCGCCCCTCGGCCACTGAGATCATGGGCCGCTCGCCCCTGGCACGCATTACGAGCGTGTTTGATCTGACCATGGCCGACCCGCGCCGGGGTTTTGGGCATATGGGCGAGTTTGCCCTGAAGGTCATGGATGCCTACAACCCCTCCATGGGGCCGGTGGATGATCGGCTCTTAAAGATACAAGCTGCGGCCTCGGGCATGAACCAGGGCATTGGCTCGCAGGGCGGCTATCTCATCCCGCCGGAGTTTTCCACCCAGATCTGGGATGGCTTGAACGCCATGCCCGATAACCTCATGCAGTACTGCGACGTCTACCCGGTGACGGGTTCGAGTTTGACTTTCCCGGCCAATGCCGAAACCTCCCGTGCTACCGGCAGCCGCTACGGCGGGATTCGCGCCTACTGGCTGGCGGAGGCGGCGCAGATGACGCAGAGCATGCCGACTTTCCGGCAAATGAAACTGGAACCGCACAAACTCGGCGTGCTGGTCTACGCCACCGATGAACTCATGAGCAATGCGACCGCGCTTGATACGTACATCCGACGTGCGGCTGGTGAAGAAATCATGTGGCTGGTCAACGACTCGATTATCAGTGGCTCTGGGACCGGCATGCCGCTGGGTGTGCTCAATAGTTCGTGCCTCATTACCGTGCTGAAGGAAAGCAGCCAGCTCGCGGACACCTTCCAGCTCGAAAACGTCAACAAGATGTACGGCCGCATGCACGCGAGAGCACGCAACGGCGCACGCTGGTTCATCAATCAGGATGTCGAGCCTGCCCTCGAAGGCCTCAATGCCGTGGTCGGCACAGGCGGCTTGCCGGTGTACATCGCCTCCCCGACCGGCTTTCCCAATGTCGCAGAAGCGCCTCAAAACCGTCTCAAGGGCCGTCCCGTGCAGCCTATTGAGTACTGCAAGACGCTCGGGGATAAGGGCGACGTGATCTTTGCCAACCTCTCCTACTACGCGGTCGGGATTCGGGGCGGGATCAACGAGGCCATGTCGATCCATCTGCGCTTCGACTATGACGAGGTGGCATTCCGGTTCCTGTTCAGCGTCGATGGGCAACCGTGGCTCCAGCAACCGCTGACGCCGGCCTATAGCGCCCTCACCTTAAGCCCATTCGTCACTCTTGAGACACGTTAGGAGGACAGCATGACCTTGCCAGCCTTAGTGGAACTGATGGGCTTTGAAACGGCCGTGGCGCCCAAGGATGCGATCAGCGCGGCGCAAACGGGGGACTGGGTTTCCTTCAAGAACTTTTCGCATGCCACCATCGTGATTATTCAGGGGGCCTGGGCCGGGGGCACGCCAGCCGTCACCCTCAATCAGGCCACCGATGTCACCGGGACCACGAATAAGCCCCTGTCGTTCAACGCGCGGTGGGTGAAAGTCGGCCTGCTTGCAGGCTCGACGTTTGGCAAACTGCCGGTGGCGGGCGATACGTTCCAGCTCCCGAATGTGCCGAATAACATTACGGTGCTGGAAGTCAACGGCGATGATCTGGATGTCGATAATGGCTATGACTGCCTCAGTGTGGCCATTGCCTCACCGGGGGCCTTTGCTGACCTCATCACCGTGCTCTACATCCTGAGTGGCGCGCGGTACCAGCAGGCAGTCATGCCAGACGCAAAAATTGACTGAGTAGGACTATTCCTATGCCTCTGTCGCTTGTGCAGGTTACTCCACCCGCCACCGAACCCGTCAGCGTGGACGAGTTCAAGATGTACTTGCGTCTCGACACCGATGCGCAAGACACCATGCTGGCGGCCCTCATCATGGCGGCGCGGCAGATGCTCGAGGTATCCCTGTGGCGCCAATGCATCACGGCCACCTGGGCGCTCTTGCTGGATGCCTGGCAACCGGTGATCGAGGTCCCACGGCCACCACTGGCCAACATGATTCCCACGGTGACTGAGCCGGACTTAGGCATTGCGTATATCGACAGTGCTGGCGTGGTGCAGGTGCTCGACCCGGCGACCTATCAGGTGGATATGGCCTCACAACCCGGCCGCATTCTGCTCTCCAGCATGCCGGCGCTGGGGAGCGGCCTCACACCCGTGACGATCACCTATCAGGCGGGCTACGGGGACCTGCCTACGGACGTGCCGGCGCCTCTGCGGCAGGCGATCCTGCTCTTTGCCGCTGATATGTACGAGCACACGGAAGCACAGGCCGAGCACCGCTTAGAGGAAAACACCACGGTATGCCGCTTGATCGGGCCATACCGCAACCTGGAGATGTACTGATATGCCAGCCATTGCTATTACGCCAGCCAGTGTTGTGGCTGGTGCAGACGCGGACTTTTTCCAGGGCTATGCCGGCGCCACGATTACCGCCGGCATGGCCGTCTACGAGGACGCGCAAGACCACAAATTACGCGGGGCCGACTGCGACGGCGGGGCGCGTGCCGCCAACGTCAAGGGCATTGCTCTGCACGGCTCCAGTGATGGGCAGCCGCTGCGTATCCAGATCGCTGGCACACTGGCCATTGGTGGGACGACCGTTGCGGGGGCGCCGTATGCGCTGGGGGCTACGGCGGGGGTTATTACCAACGCCGCTGATGTGCTTACCGGGTCCTTCTATACCGCCATTGGGGTCGGGGCTCCGAACAATCGGTTGAAATTAGCCATTGCCCCATCTGGCCAGGTTGTCCCATGACCGTAGGAGAACGTTATGGCTGAACTGACGATAAGCCCTGCAGCCGTACTGTCTGGGGCGGATGCTGACTTTTATCAGGGGATTTCTGGCGATACCGTCACGGCCGGGAAGACCATGTATCTCGATTCACTCAGTAACCGGCTGCGCCTGGCCGATGCCAACGGCTCGCTCGACAGTGCCGAGGTCGTGGGTGTTGCCTTACACGCGGCCTCCCCAGAGCAACCGCTGCGGGTGCAGACGCGGGGGACGCTGACGCTCGGGATCGCCGCGGGGGTGGGGACCAGCACGGTCTATATCGTTGGCGGCACGCCAGGCGGCATTGCGCCCGTGGCCGACAAAGCGCCGGGCTGGTATTGCTCGCTGGTGGGCGTTGGCAACGCGCAAGCGGGCGTGTACCTGAACCTGTTTCCGTCGCATACGTTGGCCTAGCATGCGCGCTGGAGCACTCAGGCATCGCGTGGAAATCCAGGCGCCGGTGGAAAGCCGTGATGACCTCGGCGGCGTCAGACAAATCTGGATGGTGGTCGGGGAGGCGTGGTGCGATATTCAGCCGCTCAAGGGCCGGGAAGTCTTTGAAGCGCAAAGCATCGAGGGGCGCCTGTCGCATAAGGTCACGTTGCGCGGGACCACCGAACTCGACCCGCGTTGGCGCCTGGTCTGGAAAGAACAAGTGCGGGCTTTCCAGCTCTACTCGGTGCGGGATCTCGGGGAACGGCATAGGACACTGGAAGCGTTGGCCTGGGAGATTCTCGACTAGGAGACACAGGTATGGCAGATGCCATCAGTATGAGTACGGAAGAAAAACGTCTGGTGACGGCGCAGCCGCTCACCGCGGCCGGCAATCCGGCGGCCATTGACGGCGCCGTGCAGTTCTCGGTGACGAGCGGCACTTGTACCATCCAGGCGCTGGAGCCGCCTGATCCCGTCCGCGCCTATGTGGTCAGTGGCGCGGAGCCGGGAGACTCGACCGTGCAGATGGCCTGTGATGCGGATCTCGGCGAAGGCGTCGTGCCCGTGCTCGATACCATGCCGGTGAACGTGACCAGTGCCAGTGCGGCCTCGCTTCAGGTCAGTGTAGGGCCACCGGAGCTCAAATAGATGGCCAGCAATCGGTTCGACATCAGCATGCTCGGCGTGCCGGAACTCTCGAAAGCCCTGGCGGCCTTGCCTGACAAGCTTGAGCGCAAGATCCTCACGCGCGCGTTGCGGCAAGCCGGGAAGTTCTACCTGGCGTTGGCGAAAGCGCGGGTTCCTCGTGATGAGGGGCGCTGGGCCAGTACGCTGCAAGTGCGGGCATTGAAACGGCGTAAGGGCCGCGTGGGGGTGGCGATTCGTGTTGGGACGCGGGCGGAATTAGGCATCGACCCCAAGCAGCGCGGTTTCTACCCTGCCCACCAGGAATTTGGTCATCGAGACCGGGCTGGCGTGCATCATCCCCCTGTAGCGCCCATGCGTATCAGCCTCCGCACGGGGGAAAGTGCCATCCTGGGGATTGTGCGCCAGGAGCTTGAAGCCGGTATTGAGCGGGAAGCGAAGGTGTAGCCTATGACTGTACCCTCCCTCGCCCGCGCGATCTATGCGTATCTCTCAACCTATGCGCCCCTCACAACTATTGTGGGGACACGGATCTATCCAGGTATTGCGCCCACTTCGGCTAGTTTTCCCTATATTACTTTGCACGAAATTATGATTGAGTCGGTCTATTACTTAGGCGGTGCCAGTGCGTCATTTGACTCCATGGTTCAAGTGGACTGCTGGTCACTGGAACCCATGCAGGCGCATCAGATGGCCCAGATCATACGCCTGAGCATGGACGGCATGCCAGCCGCCTGGGATGGCCTCGAAGTCGACGGGGTATTTATCGATAGTGAGCAGGACGCCCCGGAGCCTGCGCAGGACGGGTCGGAACGCGCCTATTTTCGGCGCATCCTAACTATTTCCGTGTGGCACATGCGCGCGGTGCCAGCCTGAGAGGGGGGCCTATGGCCGTCTCGAATAGCCGGGCCAAGATCGGCCTGGGCGCACAAATCGAATTTACGCAAAGCGGGAGTATCGGCGAGATTGTTTCGATCAATGGCGCCATGGGTGTGCAGGGCACCAGCCTCGACGCCTCGCACCTGATGATGCCCACGCTCGATGAGGTGAACAGCAACGGGCAGCAAATTCCCGGCGGTGTGGTGCAGCTCAAGGACTGGAACTTGAGCGTGCACTTTGATAGCGCTATCGGTCTACCAAAGGTGCATGAGGTGCAAACCATCAAGTTGACGTTGCCCAAGCGCACCAATGAAAGCGCGCCGGCGAAGTGGCAGGCAACAGGGTGGGTGAAAGATGTCGAGGTGACCATGCAGCCCAATGAAATCATGATGGCGGCCATTATTATTGCCTTCACAGGGGCGTATGAGTACAGCCGCCCGACGTTGCTGGCATGAGGGACCTATGCTTTCTCGTGAGGACATCTTAGGGGCCGATGATCTGCAGCGCGAACTCGTTCACGTTGAGGAGTGGGGTGGAGACGTGTTCGTGCGCTGTCTCACGGGCGCCGAGCGCGACCGCTTCGAGGCGGACATGCTCAGTGATCCGGAGGAAGACAGCCGCGAGCGCTTCTACAACCTGCGCGCGCGTCTCGTGGTGCTGTCCGTGTGTGATGACAAGGGTATGCCGCTGTTTATGCTCAACGATGTGGACTCGCTGAGTCGCAAGTCGGCCAAGGTGCTCGACCGCCTCTTTACTGTCGCGCAGCGCCTCAGTGGCATGACCAAGGAGGACGTGGACACCCTGACAAAAAACTCCGCGAGCGTCCCGAGCGACGCTTCTGGTTCCGACTCGCCCTCAGTCTAGGGATGTCCGTCAAGCGGGCGCAGCGGGAGGTAGACAGTCGAGAGTTTACCGAATGGCAAGCCTACTGGCAGCTCGAACCATGGGGCGAAGGGCGCGCTGATCTCCGTACCGGGATTCTTGCCAGTACGCTGGCGAATATCCACCGCAGTGGGGAGACCGACCCGTTCACGCCTGCGGATTTCATGCCCGACTTTGGGCGACAGGCGCCAGCGGAAGACCGTGATGCGCTTATCGCCCAGCAGCAACAGATGCTGGAGGCACTGACGAGGGCAGCGGGGGGAGAGATACGTTAGCGAGACAGATGCTGGCGACAAAAGCTTTCAATCTCTTCGCGTAATTTGGCGGTTTGTGCGTGTGGGTCTTTATAGACCGTGAGTAAGACCAATTGGTACGCACTATGCCCAAGAGTCCCATAAGTACCTTGTTTCATGGCCATGTCGTCATTGACACGCAGGGCGTTTTCCACTGCGATGCCAAGATCGCGGTAATGCACAGCCGAAAGAACCATGTTGCCCATGATGGGGCAAATATCCTCATTGGTACTTCTTGCTTTCTTCGCTTCTGCATGTGCAGGGGCGAGAGCTGTGAGGGTTATGAAGGCAAGACCACAGAGGAGACCATTGATGCTTTTCATGGCTACCTCCGATCTGTGCCGAGGAAGCGGGCAATCTCCTTGAGCATCTCTTGCGAGCGCTCATGGGCACGCAGTCCAACACGGTGGATGTCCCAGAGCATGGCGCCGAGGATGGCAAAGAGAAAGACGAGAGTCAGCGTATCGATGGTCATAAGGCACCTCTTCACAGGTGAAAGGGATGGCCTGACATGGTGAAGCATGTAGCTTACGAGCGGGAGCGACCCGCTACCATCCCACGTCAGTATGATAACACAACCACTGTCTTTTATATCGGTCAAGACACGCGAGAACTTGAGTAGAGGATTGTCATGGCCATAGCCGGCTCTCTTATCGTCACGGTGCAAGCCAAAACGGATGCGTTCGAATCCGGTATGCGGAAGGTGCGCACGGAAGTACAGAGCACCCAGAAAGCGGTCACCAGTGCGCAGTCTGGCTTCGAGGCGCTGTCCACGTCCTTAGTCGGCCTGACTGCTGGTGTCCTGTCCGTGCAGGCCCTCAGTACCGCCATGAAGGATGTGGTCAAAGTCGGCATCGAGATGCAGAATCTGCGGCAGTCCTTTGCGGCAATCAGTGGCGGGGCGCAGGCGGGCAACCGGGAATTTCAATTTGTCGTGCAGACCGCCAACAAGCTGGGCCTCGAACTCCAGAGTGTGGCCGGGCAGTACCGCTCACTGAGCGCCGCCACGCGCGGCACCGCTCTGGAGGGCACGGCCACCCGTGACCTCTTCACCGCGCTCTCGCGTGCTGCGCAAACCTACGGCCTTTCCACCGAGCAGCTCGGCCGTGCCCTTACCGCCATGCAGCAGATTATCAGCAAGGGCAAGGTCAGTATGGAGGAGTTGCGCGGGCAGTTAGGCGAAGCCCTGCCAGGGGCCATGCAGATTGCCGCGCGCGCCTTTGGGACGACGACGAAGGGGCTGGAAGATCTCATTACCAAGGGCCTGGACGCCGCGGAATTTACGCGGCGCTTTACCGCGCAGCTCCAGACAGAACTCCCCACAGCGGCGGCCAAGGCGGGGGCCGGCTTTGTCCAACTCGGCAATGAGATTTTGCTCCTCAAAGAACGGGCGGCACAATCGGGCTTGTTGACGTTTCTGGATGCTGCGGCGGGGAAAGCGGCGGCGGTCGCACGAGCCTTGCGCGAGGGGGAGGAGGAACAACGCCAACGCACTGAGCGATTGGCCACACCGACCCTGGGACTCGGCACAACGCTCGATAAACTTCAGGGGGATGAACGCCAGAAGCTTCTTGACCTGACGGAAAAACTCAAGCGCGCGGAAGATGAGCTTCTTGGTCTCCAAGTGGCCAGACAACAGCGCAGTTTTGGCATCATGACCGGCGCGGTTGCCACGAGTGGCGCTATGGCCGAGGCCCAAGCCCGTATCGATGCCCTGAAAAAAGAACGGGATGCCATCGCAGCGACGGCCACTAACCGCGTCCAACAGGAACAAGCCGCTGCCAGCCGCCTCAAGGAAGTGAACGAGCCCTATGTGAACCGCAAGGCGGTTATTGATGCGACCAAGACCAGTAACGACGCGCTTACGACCACCTTCAAAGATCAACAAGTCGCCATCGACAAACTCAACAAGTCTTCTGCCACGACCCCGGAGATTTACGGTCGGATTAACGGCACGCTGCAAGAACAAATTACTTTCCTAGAAAAGCGCAAGGCGATCACAGAGAAATCTCTGGAAACACTCACCGAAAGCATCCTGGCCAGGAGCGCTAAGGCGGAACCCATCCCCACTGAGATGGTGGCCAATCAGGAGGCTCTGCGGCGGCAACTGCGGGAGGATACGGCTGGCATCAAGGCCAAACAGCAAGCCATTCAGGACGCGGCAGCCGCCGAACGCAAAGCCATCCAGGAGACCGAAGCCGCCAGGCGCAAAGCCGCACAACTGGCGGAAGAGGAGAAGCGCAAGGATCTGCAGCAAGCCGAGGAGGTCGCCCGCGTCCATGCCCAGAATATCGATGCGCTGCGCACCCTGGCCGCGCGCTATATCGAAGTCCGCGCCGAGCGGGACGCCGATAAGGCGAGCATGCTGGCAGCAAGCCTGGCGACCTCGCAGTATGCCAAGGAAGCGCGGAACCTGGCCGACGCCATCGCCGATGTGCAACGCATCGAAGCGCAACTTCCCGCCTTGCGGTCTGCCGCTAAGAGTAGCGCTGCGGAGTTCGAAGCCATCAAGGACATCATGCCGGACTTTGAACCCGACATCAAACTCACGCGCCGGGAGCAACTGGCCAAACGCTTCGAGGATCTCAAGAAAGTGACGAGTGATCCTGGCACGCTGGCCAAAGCGCAGCAACAGATGCAGGACACGCTCGCGACGGAAAAGCAAGCCGATATGATGGAACATTTGAATAAGATGGCGGAAGAACTGACCAATACCTTTGTGGACATGGCGGTCACTGGGGAATTTTCGTTTAAGCGTCTGGCTGACTCATTTAGTCGCATGGTGCTCGATATGGTGGCGGATGCCATCGACTTGAAAGGGATGCTCAGTAAGGTGCTGAAGGATCTGGTGGGGCAACCCGCGGCAGGTGGGCAGTCCGGCAGTGGGCTGCTTGGTTCGCTTGGCGGTCTCTTCGGCAATGCGGGCGGTGGCGCGGGCAATGCCGCACTGCAAACGGATATTAGCACGTCCATGGCTGCCAGCCCTGAACTCTTCGCCTTTGGCGGCGGCATGGCCGCAGGCGGCCCCGTCATGCCGGGCAAGTTCTACACGGTCGGGGAGCGTGGGCCTGAGACGCTCGTCGCAGGTGGGGCGGGGACCGTTATCCCCAACGGCGGCCAGACGTTCAACATGACGGTCATCACTAACGATGCCAACTCGTTCCGCATGAACGAACGCCAGATTGCGGCGCAATCGGCGCGCATGCTGTCCCGCGCGCGGCGCAACCTCTAAGGGCGACGATGTTTAGCGAACAGCGCATGCCACTGCCTATATCGCTCAGGTCCTCTGGTGGACCACAGTGGAACACGTCTATCGTGCGCGTGGACTCCGGCTATGAGCAACGCAACGAGCCCTGGGCGCAGGACCTGGGCTCCTGGGACGTGGGGAGCTTTGTCACCACCAACGCCGAGATGGCCACAGTGTTGGCGTTCTATAACAGTGTCCGCGGGCGCCTTGTCGCCTGGCGCTTCCACGATCCCAAGGATTATCAGGCCCTTGACCAACTCCTTGGCACCGGCGATGGCGTCCAAACCACCTACCAGCTCACCAAGACCTACGGCACAGACGCCAGCGCCTATACCAAGATCATCCGGAAGCCTGTCGTAGGCACGTCTCGCATCACCGTGGCTGGCGTGCTGCAAGTGGAAGGCACGGCGTATACCCTCGATACCACAACGGGTGTCATCACATTCCTGGCGGGCCATATCCCGGCAGCCGGGCAGGCGGTGCGCTGGTCGGGCGAATTCGATAAGCCGGCGCGCTTTGATGTGGATCACTTGAGCATGTCGTTTGACGATCTGATCTATGCGCGGCTGAGTATTCCCGTGGTGGAGGTGCGCCTGCCATGAAAGTGATCAGCGCTGGCCTGCTCGACCATCTCAGTCAGGACACCACTACGCTCGCCACATGCGTCAAGGTGACGCGCCGCGATGGCCTGGTGCTCGGCTATACCACGCATGACCTGCCGCTCACCTTCGATTGTGATGGGCTCGGCATGGTGACGTACAACGCCGAGGGCGGCTATAAGCGCAGCGCCATCGAATCGCAGTTAAGCCTGGCTGCCGATAACCTCGAACTGGAAGGCGTGCTCGATGACGACGCCATCACTGATGAGGACCTGCTGAAGGGGCTCTACGATAACGCGGAACTCAAGTTCATGCTGGTCAACTGGCAGGACCTCAGCCAGGGCGTGCTCAAGCTCCGGCGCGGCTACGTGGGCCAGATTACCGTGCACCGAGACAGTTACGTGGCCGAGATACGCGGGCTCATGGACGCCTACAGTACGGTCATCGGCGAACTCTACACGCCGGACTGCCGGGCCGATCTGGGCGACAGCCGCTGCCAGGTGAACCTCGATACCCCCGAGTTCACTGTGACCTGCACGGTTGCCGCCGTCACAGCGCCGCAACCCGGCGAGGGCGGCACGTATATCTTCCAGGTAGAGGAAGACCTCAGTGCGCTGGTGCCAGAAGCCGGCGGCTTGCCGTGGTTCGCCATGGGGAAGGCGTCGTGGCTCACGGGCGCCAATAGTGGGGCGGCTGGCGAAGTGAAGGACTGGGACGCGGCGACCTCCACCGCGACGCTGTTTCTGGCAACACCGTTTCCGATTGTCATCGGCGATACACTGACTCTCACCGTGGGGTGCGACAAGCGGCGTCAGACGTGCAAGGCGCGGTTCAACAATATCGTCAACATGCGCGCTGAACCGTTCTTGCCAGGCGTGGATAAGGCGCTCACGTTCCCTTCTGGGCATGCGGTGTAGCCATGCCTACCGTGGCCGAGGTCCTGACCGTCGCGCGGAGTTGGAAGGGAACGCCCTTTGAACACCAGGGCCGCATGAAGGGGATACGGTGCGACTGTATCGGCTTAATCATCGAGACCTGTCGCGAAGTCGGCTTAGTCGAGGCGGCGGGCTTGCCACCGGGCTGGGATCACGTGGGGTATGGGCGTTTCCCCGACAGTTACGGCATGACGCTGCATTTGCTGGCGTATTTGACGCCGGTGGCCCGGCGGGACATGCAGGTGGGTGACGTGGTGCTCTTTCAGATGGTGACCGGGCAGCCGGCGCATATGGGTTTTCTGGGCGATGGCGGGCAGCCGTTCTCGCTCATCCACGCCTTTGCGGCACGCACGCAGCGTCAGGCGAAAGTCCAGGAACACCGCCTGGGCGGCCACTGGTTGGCGTGCCTGCATAGCGTGTATCGGTTGCCCCTCACACCCGCCCAGGAGGCCCCACACGCCGCGAACGCCCTCGGGGGTCCCTGATGGCACGCACCGCAGTCACCCTGGGATTTACCGTGGCAGGGGCCGCCGTTGGCGCCTATTTCGGCGCGCCGATGCTCGGGGCCCAGCTCGGCATGATGGTGGGCTCCATTGCCGGGGCACTCCTGTTCCCAGGCGGCGAGGACCAGAAAGGCCCGCGCCTCGGCGATTTGCGGATTGGGGATGCCAGTTACGGGGTGCCGATTCCCATTGTGTACGGGACGGCGCGGGTGGCAGGCACAATGATCTGGACCTCGGGCATTGAGGAACGCAGTCACGAGGAAAGCATGAAGGGCGGCGGACCCACCAGCACGACCTACAACTACTACAGTTCGTTTGCTATCGGCCTGTGTGAAGGGCCCATCGACAGCGTTCGCAAGATCTGGTTAGATACCAAATTAGTCTACGATGTCTCGCAGGATAACACCGGCATTATCAATCAACGGACAGGGGAACAGGACCCGCGTGGCCTCATGACGCCGGAGGAGCTCGCCAAGCGCCGGGGGGAACTCCAGAGCGAACTCGCCAAAGTGCAATCCTCCCTGAGCGTCTATATCGGCAGTGACACGCAACTCCCTGATCCGGTGATGGAAGCCCACGAAGGTGCTGGCGAAGTCCCGGCGCATCGCGGCATGGCCTATCTGCTCTTTGCTGATTTGCCGCTGGCGGCGTATGGCAACCGTATTCCGAATGTGGGAGCTGAGGTCCTCCAGCAGAGTACCTTCGCCTATCCGGCGGTGTCCCTGTCGCCCGCGCCGACCGGGCTGGTCAAGGATGATCTCTTGTTTGACACCACACGGCAAATCCTCTGGAGTTGGGCTGATCAGACGATTCTCCAGCTTGATGCCTTGAGCAATACGATTGTGCGGACGGAAGTGCTCAACACCACGCCCATCGGCGGTGGCATCCTGCAATCCTCGAGTCTCGGCATGGACCTGGACGTTGACGGCGCCCTCTATGCGCAAGTCTCCCCCCCGTCTGCGAACCGCCTGGTGCGGATTGACCCCTTGACCCTACAAATTACCCATGTAGCGATCAATCCCTTTACGGGCCTCCCGGCCAATATGGGCTTTAATTCGACGCTGCGCACGTCCCAGATGTTTGTCTGGTGGGCGAGCCTCGCGGGGGAGGTGGGAGTGACATGCGCCAAGCGTCCGGGGGCCATTGATCTGGCCACTGGGGTGCCCATCACGGTGATGATGATTACAGGCTTTTTCTCGTTTGACGGCCCACTGGTGGGCATGCGCGGACAATTCATTGCGATTGACCGGGATGAGCGGGCCTGGGTGATCTGCAGCGGCAACGTGCCGGGGACGTACCTGGTGCACATGGACCCGGTGGGCAACGCCGAGGTGATTGACCTCTCGGCGGATCTGCGCGCGGGGACCCTGCTGGCCTATGATAGCTTCACCCACAGTCTCATCTGTGCCGGCTATACGCCCACCGATCCCATGTTGAGCCGCGTCCTCAAGTTTGACATCGACAGCCGCACCGTCACCCTGACCGGCGATAATCTGGTGGGTATCGGCTATCAGGCCTCCGCCTGGCGCCGCGGCATTGTCGGGCGCGCCCTGTGGGTGGTCGATGGCTCACTTATCCAGAGCCTCGATGTGGATAGCCTGACCATTACCCGCAGTGATGTGACCGATGGCACGACCTTCCCGAACTCGCTCAATTATGGCGGACTCTATGATCCCTCCACGCATGCCTTCTGGACCATTCAGCATGGCAGCACATTTGGCAAATTCTTCTTTGACCGCACCGCCCCGCAGCCCGTGACGCTGGGCACCATCGTGCGCGATCTCTCGCTGCGGGCCGGGCTGGCGAGCGCCGACGTCTTCACCGAGGACCTGACCGAGCCAGTGCATGGCTTTGTCGTATCGCAGCGCAGTGAAGCTCGCGCCTCGGTCGAGCCCTTGCTGGCGGCCTTTCTGGCGGACGGCGTTGAGACCGACTGGCATATTGAGTTCCAACACCGCGCCCTGCTGCCCGCTGCCACACTGACCGCAAACGACCTGGCGGCGCATGAGCCGGGCAGTACGCTCCCTGACGTGCTGACGCCAGAACGCCTCGATGACCAGCAAATCCCCATCCGGCTGGACGTGACGTATGCCGATCCGGCGCGCGATTATCAAGAGAGCGTGCAACACGCGCGCCGCTTCCAGGCCGGGCAGCGGGCGCGCTCCCAACGCGAGGTGCGCACGCCGGTCATTCTCAGCGCCGACCAGGCCAAGCAGCTCGCCGAGCAAAGCCTGGCGGAAGCCTGGGTGAGTCGCAGCACGTACAAGCTCGCCACGCCCTACCGCTGGAGCACCCTGGACCCTGGCGACGTCCTGGAGGTGCAGGCGAACGGCGCCACGTCCCTCATGCGGGTGCAGCAGATCCAGCACGGCGCCAATGGGATTCTGGAGATGACCGCCGTGGCGTATGACCGGCACATCTATACCGCGAGCGTCAGCGTCGGGGTGCTGGGAGATGCGGTCGTGAAGCAGACGATCACCATGAATGCGCCTACGGTGCTCTTTCTCATGGACACGCATCTCTTGCGCGACGTGGACGAGGGCAGCGGCTACTACATGGCCATGGCCCCGCAGGGCAGCGGGGAGTGGAGTGGTGCGACGGCTTTTAGTTCGCTCGACGGGCAGGCCTGGCGCATGGAGGACACCATCACCAGCGCCGTCAGTTACGGCGGCGCCACCAGTGTGCTGGCGGTCGGTTCGCCGTATGTGATTGACTACGGCCATACCGTCGATATTCGTATGGCGCGCGGCACGCTCAGTAGTATTAGTGAACTGGAGATGCTCAACGGGCAAAACGCTGCGCTCCTCGGCAACGAAATCGTGCAGTGGCAAACCGCCACGGCGCTCGATGCCACGTCCTGGCGCCTCTCGAACCTGCTCCGCGGGCGGCGCGGGACGGATTGGGCCATAGGAACACATCAGGTGGGGGAGCGCTTTATTGTCCTGGCACCGACGCCGCTGCGCCGCGAGCAGATGGGCCTCTCTGAAGTGGGGGCAGCGCGGGCCTACCGCGCCGTGACGAATAATACCGATATGCTTGCGACCTACGCGCAGTCGTTTACGAATACGGCCCTGGGGCTCAAGTGCTATAGCCCGGAGCATGTGACCGGCACCCGCACCACCGGCAATGACCTGACGATCACGTGGAAGCGACGCACGCGCCTGGGTGGACAATGGGCCGACGGGCATGACGTGCCGCTGGGGGAAGCGAGTGAGCAATACTCTGTGGATATTCTCGATGGGGCAGACATCGTGCGGACGATAGACACCACGGTGCAGAGCGCCACGTATTTGGCGAGCGAGCAAACTACCGATGGCCTGACACCTGGTAACCCTGTGACGGTGACCGTCTACCAGCTTGGGACCCTCGGAAGAGGCTGGCCGACAACCGCCACAGTGTAGGAAGGGAAGAATGAGTGAAACACCACGGTTAGATTTGCCCTATATTGCCGAGAGTCAATACCAAAAAGCCACGACACATAATCAATCCCTCGACCGGCTTGACCTCCTGGTGCAATGTAGCGTGCTGGACCGCAACCTCTCGACACCTCCCGGCGCACCGGCCCTGGGGGACGCCTACATTGTCGGTCCCGCGCCCACGGGCCTCTGGTCTGGCCACGCGAATCACCTGGCGCTCTACGTCTCGAGCCAATGGGAATTCATTGCGCCCTTACCGGGCTTCCAGTGCTGGGTCAATGATGAAGCCGTGCAGGTGTACTGGTCAGGAACGGCGTGGGTCATTGTGAGCGCCGGGGGCGGTGGGGCGACGACATGGCTGGCCTTAACCGATACGCCGAACAGCTACGCGGGCCAGGCGGGGAAGGCCGTGCTGGTGGCCGCCGGGGAAACCGCCCTGGAGTTCGGCACGACGGGTGGCGGGGCCCCACCTGATGCCACGTACATCACGGCCACCAGTAACGGGGTACTGACGGCGGAGCGGGTGCTCACTGACAACACCCAGGTGACCTGGGACCTCACGACCGCCGGGCAGGTTGGCGCCCAGATTGCCGCGCATGGCGTGGCACTCGGCAAGCTGGCGCAAATCCTCCCGGCTACGCTGCTGGGCAATGGCGATGCCACGTTGGCCGATGTGCGCCCCATTACGCTGGGCGCCGGGCTCACCATGACCGGCGATATTCTCAGTGCCACCGGCGGCGGAGGTGGCAGTTACACCGATGAGCAGGCACAGGATGCTGTAGGTAGCATCTTCACCGACAGCGCCACGCTGGATTTCACCTATGATGATGCCACGCCGAGCCTCACGGGCAGCGTCAAGGACGCGAGTATCACGGAAGCCAAGTTGCTCCTTGCCGATGTCACCACGCTGAACGTCTCGACGACGCAGCACGGGCTCGTGCCCAAAGCCACGGGTGTCGCCACGCACTACCTCGATGGCACGGGCGCCTGGAGTACGCCAGCGGGCGGCGGCGCCGGCGGGACGGTGGTCGGCGCCATGGTGACACGCACGTCCTTTACCAGCGGGCCGACGAGTACGAACATCGCCGTCTCCTGGAATACCGAGGTGCGTGACGACGCGAATTTCTGGGCGAGTACGCCCAACCCGACGCGCCTCACTATCGCCACGGCTGGATGGTATACGGTCACGGCCTCGATCAACTGGGACAATCCCACCACGGGCGGACGCTTTCTCTATGTGCGCCTGAACGGCAGCACGATCATTGCCGAGCAAGCCACCAACGGCATGGCCGATCTGCGCCAGAATATTGCCGTGACGCGGTACTTTGCGGCGAGTGATTACGTCGAGATTGTGTTCTTTCAGAACTCCGGTGGGACCATCGATCTGGACAGCGCCATGGCCTCGATCATCAGCGAGTTCGGCGCTGGGGCGCCCGCGACCACGTTTCTTCTGCTCACCGATACGCCTGCCGCCTACAGCGGCCAGGGCGGCAACCTGGTGACCGTGAACAGCGGCGCCACGGCGCTGGACTTTACGCCGATGACGGCGGCCGGCCGCGCCCTCCTCGACGACGCCGACGCCGCGGCGCAGCGCACGACCCTGGGCCTCGGCACCATGGCCACGCAGAACGCCAACGCGGTGGCAATTACGGGGGGGACGATAGCGGGCGTCTCCACGATAGACTCAACGGCAAATATTACGGCAGGAGGATCGTTTGTCAAAGCCAACGTGGCAGGCGATAGCAATATTGCGCTGTATTCGACGCTTGCGTATGCTGGCGGTACTTATCGCTGGTTTCTGCGGCATGATGGCGATGCGCCCTCCTATTTTGGTGGCACGGTGCAGGTGGCGACCGGGATTGGACGCAATAGAGCGCCAGCGTCGACGGTTGGGCTGTATATCGACTATCTCAAAGCCTCAGAGTTTCCGATTGTGCTCCATCCTACCGATAGTGATGCCAACAGTAGTGCTATCCTCTTCCAGAACGTTGCAAACAGCACCGTAGGCTCTATTGCGACAACGGCCAGCGCGACGGCTTTCAACACGTCGTCAGACGCCAGGCTGAAACGCAACGTCCAGACCCTCACCGGCGCGCTGGAGCGCGTGCGGGCGCTGCGGCCGGTCAATTTTAAGTGGAATAGTACAGATGAGCTAGATGAGGGCTTTTTGGCCCATGAGCTACAGCAGGTCGCGCCACGGGCGGTGACGGGTCAGCCTGATGAGGTGAACGATGACGGGAGTATCCGCCCACAGCAAACGGACGCCTCGAAGCTCATCCCCCTGCTCACGGCTGGCCTGCAAGCCGCGCTGGCGCAGATTGACGCATTGACGGCGAGACTCAGCACACTCGAACAAGCCCTGGGGGCTTAGGAGACACACATCATGCCGATGAGCCAGTTGGAGAAAGACACGCTTAGCAAGGAATTTGCTGTCTGCAAAACGATTCTGAACGATTTGTTTCCCAAGCTCCAGGCGCTGCAGCAGATTTACGATAGTGCGGGCGGCGTCAAGGAAACCTTAACGCAAGCCGAAATGGACGAAGAAGCCGCCTTGAGCGGCTTGACGAAAACCCAGATGGATGATGGCTCGTATGTGTTAACCACCACGCTGCTCCCGGCGATCACGGCGGGCTATGGCCAGCTCGCGCAGCTCGCGGCGCGCTTTTTATGATAAGCGTCTTGCTGGTCCTGGGGCTGGCGGCCTTTATCGTCACGATCATGGCCGCGATGAACCGCACACCGCTGTGGATCGCAGTCCTCGTCCTGACCGTGATCGAGCTGTTGCGGGCGCTCCCGCTTGGGCGCTGAAGGAGTGCTGCGTTGGGACCATCCGATGCAAAGCACTGGTACGACGTGCTTTTGCCCATGGCGCAGCAAGGAGGGCCGCTCCTTACCCTCGTGATGGCCATCCTGTTCGCGGGAAGTCTGTGGTGGGGGCTCGGCATGCTGCGCGAATGTGTCAACCGCAACCATGTGCTCAGCGAGCGTCTCATTACCCAACAGGAGAAATTTCACCAGGACGTGCTTCTCAGGCTGGCGCATTGCCCGCCGGTCGGAAAGGAATAAGCGTGCACACCCCTTGTCGTCGTCTTGTCCGTCTCCTCCTGCTGCTGCTGTGCCTCCTGCTCCTGCCGGCGTTCGTCCAGGCGCAGACCCCTGCCACGTGCACGCATTGGGCGAGTCCTACTGGTGGAGGGAATGCGTGCGCAGAGGCGAGCCCCTGTACGTTTGCGACCTGGTACGGGCAGCACGCCGGGCCTGGGAAGGTCCTGTGTTTGCTCGATGGCTCCTATCGTGGCGACGCCCATATGCTGTCGTTTTCTGGGGCAAGCGGCACGGCGGGGAATCCCATCACGGTGCGTGCCCTCCATGACGGCAAGGTGCTCCTTGACGGCGAATTTCAGCGGCGACCGCTTGATTGCAATGCATCGTATATTACCGTGATAGGACTCGATGTGCGCAACGGCAACGACACCACGGCGGTCGTGCGGGGCGAGCACTGCACGGTGCAGCGCGTCATTGCCTGGGCCACGCCGCCCGCCGATGGGGCCATCGAAAATATCTGGGATGTCGGCGGGAAGCACAATCTCCTCGAAGACTTTGCCGGATGGGGTTTCGCTCGAAAAATTTTAGCCATCGGTGCGCGGGGCGGCAACGGACCGAATACCGCCAGACGTGGCTGGACAGAGCACAACGGCGCCCCGGTCGGCAGTGCCGAGGGCAATCCCACTGAAACTGCCGAAGTAGGGTATAACCAGTCAAATGTGACGTTTGAGAATATTATTGCCAGGCGCAATATTCTCAGCTCGACGACGCAACCCGAAGCCGCCTTGCACGCCTTTAGTACGCACGGGAGCGCGATTCTGGGTTCTATTGCGTTTGTGGCTGCTGCCGATCATTACGACACGACCACGCTCCTCAACGTCGTGCCGGAAGCGGGGAGCCATGAAGGCTCAGGCTTTGTCACCTCGCACATGCTGGTGCAAGACGTGCTGATGTTTGCCGAGCAATCCCACGGCACTATGAAAGGCTATCAGATCGACGGTGGGTCAGGCTCGACCGGCAATGTGGCGAAGCGGCTGCTCGCGGTCGCGCCACAACGCAGCGCCTGTGGCGGGGCAGGGTGGGCGTGTAGCGAGCTGTACGATGGCACGACGCTGGAGGCCGCGCTGCCGGGAAAAACGGTGTGGGACACCTTTCCTGGCATCTGCAAGCAGGTGGTCAACCGTCAGATCACCAACGAGGGCTTGTGGCCCTGGCCGATGGAGCAGCGGATCCGGGCGGCGTATGCGGTAGCCAAGCAGCCGAGTAGGAGCGTGACGACGCATGTCACGGCCCGCACGGGGGCGATCCCGGCGCAGTGCCTCAGGAGCGGCACGACGCCGGAGCCGCCTGAACCCCCGACGCCAACGCCAGGACCTACCATGACCTGCACGGGCGCGCTCACAGCGGTCCCTTCGACGTTGACGCTGCACTGTACGCCAGACGAGTAATCAACGTGACCAGCCACCGAGAGGCGCTAGGGAGGCGCGTCCTGCTGGAGCGTCAGTTTCATGAGCTGGGCCATGGCGTCTCGTTCTTCCGGTGTCGGGTCCACCACCTCACACGTATAATCGTCATGCGTCTGGGCGCGGCGCCAGGACTGCCGATGGTGCTCGGTCCCAAGCTGCGTGAGCAGTTCGTGCAGGGCCATCGCTTGCGCCATGGTCATATGGCTCCAGGTCATGGCGCGTCCTCCCGCGGCACGTCCGGGTCGAGGTCTCGCGTCAGAGGCTCCTCGTTGGCGTGCTGCCAGCAGACCGCACACAGCGTATCGCCCCACCCGCAGCGGTGGCCGGTCATTGGCGGGATCAGGTCGCCGCACCAGGGACACATGGGGCTGTCGTCCTCGTCCAGGCCGGTCTCGTCTGGCGTCCAATGCCAGGCGCTCATGGCCTCTCCTCCTGCGGTGCGCGTCTTCCACGCCGCGCCATGATCAGTCCCAGGAGGCACGTATATTTCTCGGCAGTCGTATGGCCATCCCAATCGTTGGGCTGCTGAGTGAGCCAGGTGAAGAGCGGGTATTCGCTGTCGTGGAGATGCCACATCATCTGGCCCGCAGGCGTGTGCACACAGACCAGCCAGCGCCAATCGTCATCCCACGCATCGTCCTCGGGATGGCGGGCGAGGTGTGACGGATAGCACGTCGCCAGATAGGCGACGAGCATGTTGCGTTCGTGATACACGGCGTTCATGTTACTCATGGCGCGTCCTCCTTCTCCTGCATCGCCAGCACGGCCTGCGCGGCGGCTTCCCAGGCGCGTTGGTATGCGGGATGGAGCACCAGCCACGCGGCTGCCGGGAAGTATGCCCGCTCAGGCAGCTTCGCCTGATACGCCTCGTAGGCCACCTGGCCGGGGGTGTTCTCCTTACTCATAGCTGCCTCTCCTCAGCGGTGCACATCGTCCCGGCTGGCATCGCCACGATGATCTCTTGAGCCCTCATGATGCTGCTCCGGATAATTCCAGCGCTCGGTTTCCTCGGTCTCCTCCTCCTCAAGCAGCGTGCAGGCCAGGCAGCGCGGCGCGTCTTCTGGGCGACACGGCCGGCCACAGTCCACGCAGGGACCCATGGGGCGTACGTCCTCGTCCAGGCCGGTCTCGTCGGGCGTCCAGTTCCAGGCACTCATGGGGTGTCCTCCTGGGGCAGGGGCACGATCATGACCCAGTGCTTTTCCGTCTGTGCCCACCAACGCGCACCACACCCACAGACGCACACCTGCCCGGCTGGCCGCACGCCATACCGTATCTGCAGCCTCCGCTCACAGGTGGGACAGGCAAAGGCATGCGTCATTGTTCCTCCTCGGTGCGCGCGGCATACAGCACGCGCAGTGCATCATGGGTGAAGGAGGAGAGACAGAGCGCTCTGGCGATCTCCTCCACGCAGGGACCGTGCGGACAGTAGCGCCCACGCCTGAAGCACCCACAGCGGATGATCTCGTGTGCCAGGCTCGCCAGGACCGCTATGCCCTCCGCCTTGCTCATGGCGTCTCCTTCTGCTGCACGTCCGGGTCGAGGTCCAGCACGACAATCTGGCGCGGATTCTCACGCCCCAGGTCGTAGCCCATTTCATAGGCCAGCAGTACGCAACGGTCAATCTTCTGGCGGCTCAGGGTGCCGCGCTCAGCCTCGTCCCAGAGAAACTCCATCAGGTCGTGCAGGGTCATGCCTCCTCCTCTGCCGCATGCAGGGGCTGCGGGGGCACAAGGGGCGGCGTCTCCTGTGGCACGCACTGGGCCAGCACGGCGTCAGCCGCCACCTCCCAGCACATCTGGACGAGGAGCGGCAAAGACGCCCACGGTTCCGGCATCACCGTGCCGTCGGTATGGTTGCGATACGCGACGAAGTGTTGGCGGTACGCGGCATACGCGAGCTGGCCAGGGGTGGGTTCAGGCATGGGGTGTGTTCTCCTTCTGGTGCAGGCGGGCCGTCTGCTCAGTCAGCCACACGTGCAGGGAGTCGATATCCGCAGGGGCGGCATGGTCCAGCAGATACGCGAGCAACAGGTGCATCTTCCCGGCTTGGTCTGTGAGCCGTGGCGTGACTTCCGCGACCAGATCACTGAGCGGCGTGCCAAGGGGGACATCTGCCCAGAGATGCTCGACGAGGAGGGCAGCTAAGGCGTCATTGCTGTGCTGTTCTAATGCCGTTACGCACTCCAGCCACTGGAGGAGCTTCCGCGCCCGCCAGTGGTCATCGGCGTGCCCTGGTTCGGCAAACCCCGTGCCGTCGGCGGTCGGCTTACTCATGGCGTGTCCTTCTGCTCCTGGCGCTGCGCGTCCCGGGCGAGGGCGGCAGGGAGTTGTTCGATCAAGTTGTCGAGGTGCACCCAAGCCGCTTCGAGGGGCGCGGCCAGCGCGGGATCCTGCGTGTCGAGTCGCTGAATCTGCCGGGCCAGCAGGGCCGAGGCGTCCGCCATCCGGGCGTAGAGGGCCATGGGGGCCAGGGGTTCAGTCATGATCGTCTTCCTCCTCGTCCACGCCGTCCAGCCCGTCTGAGCGTACCAGCAGATCAATACTTTCGTCCAGCAGGCCGAGCACCTCTGTCGCCATCAGCCAATCGTCAGACATCGGCGTGTACGTATCGCGGAGCACCTCCAGGGCGTTGCCGACCGTGCAGAGGCGTGTGAAGAGGCAGTAGCCGACGTCGTTCATGCGCCCTCCTCGATCTGGCGGTGCGCCTCCCACGCCAGCGCCGCTGGGAGGCGCTCGATCAGAGCCTGCCCCGTACTCGATACGGGGTCGTCCAGGTGCACCCAGACGGATGCCACGGGAGACGCCAGCTCCTGGTCCTGCGTATCAAGGAGGAATATCTGGCGTCCTAGCGCGGCTGACGCCTCGGTCAGCCGGGTGTACAAGGCGATGGGTGAGAGGGGGGCGCTCATGCGTGCCCTTCCAGCGCGGCGATGATCTGCGCATAGTTGTCCGGCGCTAACTCCAGACCGGTGCGTGCTCGGACAAACGAGGCGGCATCCTCCCTGGTCTTCACGGTCGTATCGTGCTGCGTGACGTAGAGCCAGATGCGCTGGCGCAGGTCCTGCGAGGAGGGCGTGGCGGGGGCCGTGGGCTTGGCGGGTTCCTCGTCATCCTCGCCAAGATCCTGGGTAAACACGTCGCTGAGGCAGCCCGTGCGCAGGACCGCACTTACATTGGCGCTCTTTTCCGCCATCTTAATGGCCTTGTTGACGTCGCCGCCATCCTTCTTGATAGAGCGGGCGCCGCGCCCTTCGCCGACAATCTCGCCGCTGCGGGTGCGCAAGGTGCACACGAAACACACCAGATCGGTGGGACGGCCGAGCATCTCCCAGGTGCCGGTATCGGGGGCAAAGGATGCTTGCAGCTTGAGCCAGCCCATGACCTTTTCCGCGCCGGCTTTCGACAACGAGGGCTTCGAGTCTTTGCCGCCGATGCGCAAGGTATAGTAATCAATATTGGCCTTCAGTTCCTGCCGCAAAAAGCGTTGCACAATGGCCCGCTCGCTCGTCCAGGTCTGGAGCGCGACTTCCAGATCGAGGACCTGGGGCGGGATGGGGGTCAACGCGCGGGTGGGCACTGGAGCCTCTAGCACGGCCACAGGGGCCTCGTCGGGCTCGGGGATGTAGGATACTGGGTCTTCGGTCATACGGTCCTCCTGGGGCGGTGTGGGCGGAAGTGCCAGGCGTTCGTCCACGGTCACGGGTGGTAAGGCCAGCGGCAGCGTCTCGTCGTCCGGGGGGAGGCCGTTGCCGAGGGCGTCGTCGTCCGGCGTGCTGGGCGGCAGGGGGGCTGTTCCAGCGCGGAGCGTGCCGAGGACCACCGGGGCAGGGGGATGGAGGCGCCGCTGCCATTCGACGTAGATGGCCACGGCACACATATGTTTGCACCATTTCGACTTCGATTTCTGCGAGGCGGGACATGAGCAGTCCTTCTCGACGCGATACCGCCTGCCGCCGGATCCATCGACCTGGAAGGAGCCATCACTCTGCGGATGCACATGCTCCTCGTACACCAGGCGGGCTGCCAGGTTCAGGCGATTGTTCACGCCCTCGTCTGGGAAATAATACGGCGGCCGCTCATGGAGCCTGACCACCGTCCAGAACTCGCGCTCTTCTGCACTGTCCACGATATCCTGTACTTCCTTGATGGGTGTTGCTAAGCTCATGGCTACTCTTTCCTTCTTGAGAGAGTCAGGCCCCTCAGCGGAACCGTGGTGGGGAACGCTGAGGGGCTGTCGTGTTTCTACCTACCTTAACGGTATTCCTCTAAGACTTATATGTCTCGCGCGCGCGCGTGCTGCATGTGCATAAAAAGCATGTACAACGTGTACATGGCTGTAACTCATTTCATATCAAATAATAAAATGTACATGGGGTACAAATACCCCGACATGTACAACGTGTACAAATTAACCGTACTAATTTTATGATTATCATAACTTCTCTGTACACGTTGTACACGCTGTACACGTTCTTTATGTTTTTTACGTTGTACATGTCTCTAGTCTTCCTTCGTACTCACCACATACCTGCCCCTGGAGGTCTTCTCGATCTCCCGTGCTTTCATAGCGCGGTAGAGGATCTGGAAGACAATGTTGCGCTCCTGGCGTGTGTCTGGCAGATCCAGAGCAAGCAACACATCAGGCACCGCCATGGGGATGGGAGAAGCCTGGAGGATGTCGAGTACACGCATACGCAGCTCGCTCTGATTCATGGGTTGCTGTTCGCCACCTTTGTACGCCAGGAAACAGCACCCATTGTCGAACGTGAACGACACATACTCTTTCTGCTGCTGGCCATTACGGATGGTCATATCGAGTTCGATGTCGCTCTGATCACGGTTGACCATAATGATGCCGCTTGGCACGGCTTGCTTGGCCACGCTGCCGTAGAGGGTATCGACCATCGAGACATCATCGCGGGAACGCTTGCGGCGGTGATCCAGACAGACAATGGCGCACTGGTAGGTTTTGCCGAGCCACTGCAGGGGAAAGAGCATGTCTTTCGTTTCTTCAAATTGGCTGCCGGTCTTTTTGAGCACATAGAGATAGGAGATCGGGTCAATAATCATCAGGCGTGGCTTGTGCAGTTCTAACGTGCCTTCGAGCCATTCTCTGAGCCCACTCCCAAAGTTCGGGATGGTCTCCTGGCCATGCACAAAGATCAGGCGATTGCTCTTGAGCTTCAAGTGCGGATCAAGCTCAAGCAGCCGCAAGTGCGTATCGTTCTCGTCATCTTCCAGGGTGATGTAGATGACTTTGCCTTGCTCGACTTCCCAATGATTGCACCAGCGGCCATAGTGTGACACGGCGAGCGCCAGGGCATAGGCTAGATACGTCTTCCCACCTTTGGGCGAGCCGCCAAGCAAGGTCAGGCCATCCGCAATGATGCCCGGCAGAAGCCAGCGACGCGGCATGGGGGCATGTGCCAGGATACTCGTGGCATCCGTAAAGATGAAGGGATCAAGCGTGGGGGCTTCGAGGCCGAACGTGGCATCAAGATCATGCTTGGCGCGGTAATGATCCACCGCTTTTTCCAGGTCGTAGGCGTTGCCGCCGAGCTTGCGATAGGTGGCCTTACTCAGGCCCCAATATTGCGGATGCGGGCGGAACACGCTCAACAGGTGAATCGCGGGGAGTACCATCCACTCCGTGATATCTTGCGTGAGGAATACGTCGGCCAGCCGGTCAAGCAGCGCGGCAAAGTCTGCCGGAGGAGGTAGGGTCTCCTGCTGAGTATCGACGATGGTAGTCTCGGCCATTCCCCCTCCTTGTCACAAATATCTTCCATATGGTATATATATGTGAGTAAACAATACGTCACGTATCAATAAACTATATCAAGTATATACCATAGGCATACCAGCATCAAGAGGGAACGCTATGGCACAGACCCGCATGAAAAACGGCGACTATAAGAAGATTCTCATTCGTATCCCTCCTGATATCCTCGAAGCGCTCGAAGAGGAAACGGCCTCGTCTGATCGCAGCGTGAATGGCGAGCTGGTGCATGTCCTGCGCGAATGGGCCGACCATCGTCGGCAGACACCACCACGCCGCGTCTATATCCCTGCGACCTCCACCGCCTAGCCGGCCCTCTCCGCCGGTGGCCACCCCGCTGCCGTAATGCGCCCCCGCGCCACCCAGGGATACCCGCGTGTCCGTGCATACCAACGCGCGCCCGCCTCCTGCATACAGGCCTTACACCAGGAGGCCCGGCCATCTGACTGGGCCGTGTTGCGGTGAAAGGCCGTGAGGCGCTGACGACGATGGCAGTGGGGGCAGCGTTTGGTCATGAGGGCTCCCCTCGTGCTACACGGCAAACAGCGTCGGCGGACGGTGGATAAGTTGGATCACCAGCCACACATTGCGCCGATGGGCCATGTTGCCGACCAGGGCATACCACTGCTCCCCCGCCGTATGCAGATGCAGGGCCTTGTCGAGCCCGTCCCCGACAAACTGATGTTTGCGCAGATATTCAAAGGTGCCCCATTCCCGGAGCTGCAGCGTGTGCAGGCCGGTCGCATCCTGAAACGTGACGTATGGCACCTGGGGATAGTCTTTCCCTGCCCAGAAGTTGGTGGTACGCAGGTCCTGCACGAACTCCTCAAAGAGATCCATCTGTGGTCCCTGGGGGCTTTCTTCTCGGCTGATGAAGTGTAAAGTGGGTGTCCCCAGCAACGCGACAAACCCAATCGAGGCTTTCTGCCGATTGAGATCCGCCAGGGAGGCGTAGTGCATCTTATCGGCCAGGTCGCAGACCTGCCCTGTACTCCAAGAGGGCTGAGCGGATACCCCGTAAATGCTCGTCACAGCGTCCCGTAGCTTGTAACTTTCTCTTCGGTTATCATCACTATTGCGCGTCAGTTCCAACGTCGCCTGATGCCGCGACTTGAGCGGGGCATCAATCAGCAACGGGTAGACTCTGAGGGCTTTGCCGAGTTCCTCAGAGTACCCCACCATACAGACCCGTGTGCCATACCGCTGCGAGGCTTCGGGGACGGTACGACCCAGTACGATAAAGTCATCAAGACGCATAGATACCTCAATTGTGCGCGAGAGTATGCATGGGGCACGTTGCAGAGTGCGGTGCCCCCTTCAGATGCATGAGTTCTTGTAGGGCCAGAATAATGCCGTCCATATGATTGAGGTTCTTTATGGCCTCCTCCAGCGTGATCTCTTCTGCCGCAATCTCGTCTTTGTACACCTCAACCATATAATCAGCCTGCCACTGCATATAGCCGAGCAGTTGATCGAGGGGAATGTCTTTGGGGAATTGACGCTCCATGGTTTGCCTCCTACGGATTCATCCAGTGATGGAGTAATTCCCAGGCTTCGCGCCTGAGTGTTTCAATCAACACTTCCCCGTGGCAGCGCTCGGGGACGCAGTAGCACTCCAGCACCTTGCCATCGAGTTCGGGCAGGGCATCGATCAGGGATTGCTTGCGCGGCAGATAGTGGAAGCAGTAGGAGTCAATGACATACTCACGATCACCGTCTTTGCCGATCTCAAAGGGATTCCCCCACTTGCTGCCACGACCAATGTAGACATGCAGTCCATTCATCTTGGCCCACTGAATTAAGTGGGTATCGAGGGTATGGTTGGCGAGGGTGGGATAGCCGAGGTCCTCGACCCAGCGCCGACGCTCGCGCTCAAAGTCGGTCCAGCCCTGGCTGTCGAGGTATGATTTAATCGCTTCGCGGAGTTCCCTGATCGAGCGGGGCTTTCTGGTGGCCTCGATGGTTTCTTCACACCAGAGAAGGAAGCGGTCCTGGACGGATGTATCAGGAATGGAGGACACTTCGGCATGATGGTTGAAACTGAGATTTTGCCGACGTCGGCAAAATTCAAATTTATGGGCAATACTCCCACAAGTAGATGCATTACTATATGTAATTCCTAACGCGGCACATACCTCTTGTCCAGATTTCCACTGCACCCCGGCATTCCACCAATCTCCCCACCACCACTGTCGTGCCTCATCAAAGCGCTGCAGCGTGGCACCAACGTGCTGCCATTGCTGCGCCGTGAGGTCGGTCGGCAATTGAAGACTGACCGGCGTCAGGGTATGGCTGAGCGCCAGGGGCAAGCTCGGTTCAAACAACGTCAACCGCGTAACGTCTGGCATATCTCCTCCCACTCCTGCGGCGTCCACAGGTACGCCTCGGTGTGCTCGACCTGGCCCAGCACCGCTAGCCAGTGCTGCTGCTGGAGCGTGAGGACCCCGCCAGGCACCTTGAGTTCGACCCACAGAGCGATTCGGCGCTCCGGATGCACCAGTGTCAGATCGGGATAGCCAGAGGGGCTTCTCCTGCTGTCCTTCGTGAAGTACGCATACCAGCCACACCCCTTCGCCATCCGCAGTACCGCCTGCTGGAACGCCCGCTCTGACAGGGCAGGCGGCTCCGCTGGCGCGTGCCCTCCCACCAGGCGCACCTGGCCCCGCGCCAGAACGTCTACGAGCCAGCGCTCGTCATAGGGCATCTAGTGGCCCTCCTCGACCATACGACTCTGCACCGCTTGCGGGTGCTGCTCGCCCGCGATCGTGGCGCGTTGGTGGCAGAGAATGCACTCGGCATAGGTCACAATGCGCTGCCAGCCGCCATAATCGGCGGGGGACATCAGGACCAGCCAGATGGGCCGAAAGCGATGGACGTGGGTCATGGGGTGTCCTCCGTGAGGGCAAAGAGGGGTAAGTCGGTATACTCGCGCGTGGCGTCTGGCGTGGCCTGGCCGCTCCAGCGGGCCAGCCTGGCCAGGTCAAGCCGCTCGCGGGCGATGTCGTGCAGGTATGCGTAGCTGAGGTCCAGCCCTACGCCATGATGGCCCAACTCGCGGGCAACAAGAGGCACCGTGCCGGAGCCGCAGAAGGGGTCGAAGACGGTTGCAGGCTGCGTGGGGGCGGTGCAGGTGCATGCGGGGGAAAAGCCGGTAGTGGTGACGTACTTGTTCATACGTGGCAGCCCAGCCATTGGGGTAATGTGCTCACCGTTACGTTCAATCATTTTGCCCACCGTCCCGCGTGTCGATGGGGTATACGTAGCGCTGATGTCACGTACCCATGGCGCCCCACATTCCCGGCACACGGCGGATGGCGCCCCAGCCAGGAGGCAGCGGCGCACCAGGGCGGTCGGGAAGGTCGCAAAGTGGCTCATACTCAGGGGCTCACTGGCGAGGGAGAGGACGCTGCGCATGGCGCGGCCAGTGGGGTTGCCATCAAGCATGGGCGTCTCACGTAACAGGCGCGGCTCGGCCCACCCATCGGCGGCATGTTGTCTCTCACGGCGCGGCTGGGGCGTCAGCCTGGCTTGGGGCCGCATCGTTGCGGGCTCGCGGATGGCCTCCATATCGAAGTAGTAGCGCCCTTGCTTACTGAACAGGAACACCTGCTCATGTGCCCGTGTGGGCCGGTCCTGCACGCTCTCGGGCATGGGGTTGAGCTTGTGCCAGATAATTTCTGACCGCAGGATAAAGCCATCCGCTTGCAGCGCCAGCGCCAACCTCCAGGGCAAGCCCAGCAGATTCTTCTCGCGTAGCCCTGGCGGTTGTGGGGCGCGTGGTGGATCGCTCGTGCCATTCATGCCGCGATTGGTCTGCTGTTTATAGCCCACGCGCGTGCCGTGGCCGACGCGGTTGCCGCTCGTGTAGGCGTCTCCGACGTTGACGAACATCACGCCCGTGGGCACCAGCACGCGATGCACCTCTGCGAACACCGCCCGCATGGCGCACACCCAACACGCCGCACACGGGGGCTCCTGGCGTGCCCAGGCGAGGCAATCCGCCTGTTTCTCCAATCCTATCTGGGCATCGACCCGTACGGCGCCGCAGCGTGGGCAGGTTCCACGAAAGCCCTCGCGCTGGTGGCCGGTCGTGCCCTTCCCGCCACCGAGGGTACTTGAGGCAAGCCCACGCTGCTGTGGCGTGTCAGCCGGGGAATGTAGGCAGGCCGGATCGCCGCCGTACCATGCTCCCGTAGCATAGTCACGCAGCCCATAGTAGGGCGGTGACGTGACCACGCAATGCACGCTCCCGTCCAGTAGCGGGATCTGGCGCGCATCGCCCTGGAGGAGCAGGACACTCACGGCTCCTCCTCCTGCCGCGCCCGCTGTCTCGCCGTGATGCGGGCCAGGGCCTGCACCTGACGCGGCGTCAGGGTGAGCGCTGCGGCCTCCACCTCGGCCCAGCCCAGGGGCGGTTGGGCGCCGTGGAAATTGAGCCGGTGGCACTCGGGGCACAGCTCGCTCGGCAGACTGGCATCTGGCGTATATGGGTCATGACAGATAGTACACAGGGTCATCGATCTTCCCTCCCCAGGTCTCCCAGGCACATCACCCGTGATGCCTGACGCAGCAGGCATGATGGACGGTGCTTAGGGGTTCCTGTGTGCCCCAGCAACAATGCCATGCGTGACATAAATGTTTTTATCAGAAGCTAAAGACCCAGACAGCTCAACAGGAGCACGCCGATGGTGCCTAGCCAGGTCGTGCGTCGCGGCGGTTCATAGAGCAGCGTTTTTTGGTGCTCAATGGCTTGCTCCAGGGCGGGCGACACGATGGGTGTCCCGCTGAGACGGATGCCGTGGTGGTCGAGATGATCGAGATACGGACAGTCGGGACACGGACGCTCATCGAGCAGATCTCGGACCTGCACGCCGAGTGCCTGGGCAAATTTGCAGAGCATGGAGAGCGACGGTAACGTATCGCCGTTTTCTAACTGGGTGAGATAACTCCGATTGCAGCCGATCAGTGTGGCAAATTCCTGCTGCGTCATCCCGCGGGCTTCTCGGAAGCGGCGTAAATAGAGGCGTATGCGGCTCGGCTCCTCCATCAAGAGCGCTCCTCTCCGCTGTATGTTGTTATTAGTAACGTCGATTATAGCTATTAGACGGGCGTATACAAGGGTAGAAATGTTCCATGTTTTCTCTGCATTGAGCGTATACAGCCATATATATGTTTATTGTCGGTAACCTTCTTGCTATAAAAAAGTGCTGTATTAACGCAAGATATTGACTATGTGATGTTGCTGTGTGTAACATTCTTACCATTGACGAGAGGAGGAAGTCGTGGCGAAAAAAAACAGCCGGCATATCACCGGAGGGTGACGAAACGGGGCGTGGTATGGCGCAACACTGGAGTGCCATCTTTGGCGCAGAGGTACGCTCGCGGCGGGTCAAGTTGGGCCTCGAAAGTCAGCGGGCGCTGGCCGAGCGGATGGGGTATAAGACCCATGCCACCATCACGCAGATTGAAATGGGCAACGTCATGGCCAATTTCGATGTGGCCATGGAGCTTGCGCGGTTTCTAGGGATTGACTTGAACGCTGTGATGGGGGTTGCGGCACCACCGCCTCCCTCGCAGGAGTGGTACAGCGAGATGTTTATGCTGCGCCTCCCAGCCAAGGTGCACGAACTCTGGTCGCACCCCGCGCAGCAGGAAATTCTCACGCGCACGGTCGAGGAAATGGGCCGGGCCATGCGGGAAACGATGAGGAAGGGGCTACCGCCCGCTTGACGCCACGCGCCACTCGTACTATTCTCTCTATCCAACCTGTCCTACCACCTATGCTAGAGGTGCGTCCGATGCCGACCCGACCACCCATTCATCAACCACACCGCTTCCATGACCGTACCACCGATGACCGCGCCTACAACCACACGCAACGCAAGCTCAACCCCCTGCTCTGGTCGGCGCAACAGGTGCGCAACACGGCCCGCTGGCGCAGGCTGCGGGAGATCATCCTGAACCGCCAACCCCTGTGTGCTGATCCCTTCGCGCTGCATGCGACATGGGGCAGGTTCGAGCCGGCGGTGGAGGTGGATCATATCGTGCCGTTGACGGAACGGTTGGACCTGGCCTATGATGAGGCTAACCTGCAACCCCTGTGCCGGGCCTGTCATAGCAGGAAGAGTGCCATGGAGAGGAAGCAAGGGGCGATACGGCGAGGGATAAAATCTTAGGCGGTAGGTATTCAGCTCGTCCTCGTGGCTGGGT